GAAAAGAAGAAACCAAAATGAGAATAAATGGTACTTATGAGGAATATGAAGAAATTAAAGTTAGAGAAAATAAACGGTCTTATATCAAAGATTTAAAACAAACCATAGAAGAGTGGAAAAATTCTCCAGACGCGGTTACATTTTTGAATCAGGTAAGAGCAGATGGTTATTCGGTAGATGAAGAAAAGTGGGGCGGAGATGACGGTGAAGAAATGAAAAAACTTATAGTTGAGGCTGAAGAATATTTAGAAAAGTTAGAAGAAACAATTTAATTGATATTTATATGTAAGTTAACATAGATAATTAGGAGATTTTACTATGACACAAGATGAATTGCGCAACATAATTCGTACAGAGATTAAGGAAGTGATGACGGAAGATGGTAAAGGTTTAGAAGATTATAAACTTCCCGCACAGGCCGAAAGATATTTAAATAAAGCAGTTGATGCTATTAAAGGTGCTAATCTTAATCGTAAAAGACAAGTAGCAGCATTAGCAAGAATAGTTAAGGCGTTAAATTTAGATAAGAGTGATTTAATTAGATACTTTGCTAAAATAAAACGCGGTCTTTAATGAGTTGGGACTCATTCAGGAAATTTCTTAAAAAGATAAATCCTGTTTGGATATTTACTTTTTTTCTGGGACTATCTCAACTCTTGTCCAACATAAAAAAGAAAAAAATAGTAAAGATAGACAAAAAAATTAAAGATGTAAAGAAAAAGAAGAAACAAATTAAGTCTGCCACTAAATCTGTTTCTAAAAAAAGTGATAATTTAAAGGCAAAGGCAGAAAAACTTGAAAAAGAAATAGAAGAAGTTAAAAAGGGTTCTTCTAAGGCAAAGAAAGTGAAAGATATTTCAGAAGCTGAAGATTTTTTAAGAGAATTTGCGAAGAAAAAATAATAGGAGATTAAAATGGCAATACCAGACAATTTAGCACTGGGTGACTATAATAAGGTAACAGAGGTGGGGTCAAGTACTACCTATCATGCCACAGGTTCAAATTCTGGTGCAGGATTTATTGTTGAAAATTTGACAAATGTAGTAATACATTGTTCTAGTGGTGGAACATTAGATAGTGGACAACTTACTACTAAAACACTTTATCCAATTGGTGTAAGGAAAGTAGTAATTGGTGCAACTGGTGTAGTTTTCGTTTTACATAGATAATTAACATAATATTGACTGATGAAATGGATAATACATTTATTTTTAGTTGGTACTCTTTTCGGACAAATGACGCTGAACGAAGAGGATGCTATACGTTTAGCCAATAATATAAAACAGTTACAATTTGAAGTTGATAGTTTATCAAAAATAGTTTCGTATCAGGACAATTTATTTGATATTTATAAGGGTAAATCAGTAGCAGACGATTCTTTAAAAGTTTTATATGAATCTCAAATTAAATTATCGGATGAACAAATTACGTTATTAGAAAAGAAGGTAAAATTAGTAAAACCATCTTGGTATGAAAATAAATGGTTATATTTTGTCTATGGGGCAGGAATAGTTGGAATCCCAGCATATAATATAGGTAAAGGTATTAACTGGCTTAAATAATGGACAATAAACAAAATATAAAAAATGCAATAAAACGAGAATTTTTAAAATGTGCAGAATCTCCTGTATATTTTTTAAGAAAGTATTGCGTAATTCAACACCCAATTAAAGGGAAAATTCCATTTAACTTGTATGATTTTCAAGAAAGAACACTTGAAGATTTATTAAAAAATGAATATAATGTTATTTTAAAGGCAAGACAGTTAGGTATCAGTACATTAACTGCTGGATATAGTTTGTGGATGATGACATTTCATAATGATAAGAATATTTTGGTAATTGCCACCAAACAAGATACTGCTAAAAATTTAGTAACAAAAGTTCGTGTGATGCACGCAAATCTTCCAAGTTGGTTAAAGGCCAATTGTGTGGAAGATAATAAATTATCATTAAGATATAGAAATGGTTCTCAAATCAAGGCAATCGCAAGTTCAGATGAAGCAGGTCGTTCAGAGGCACTATCTTTATTGGTGTTAGATGAGGCGGCGTTTATTCCTAAGATAGATACAATATGGACTGCTGCATCTCAAACTTTGGCATTAGGTGGTAGATGTATAGCACTCTCTACTCCAAATGGTGTTGGTAATTGGTTTCATAGAACTTGGATGGATGCAGAAGATGGTACTAATAATTGGAATATGATTAAACTTCATTGGACTATACATCCAGATAGAGAACAACCTTGGAGAGATGAACAAGATAAATTATTGGGGCCTTCAATGGCCGCTCAAGAATGTGATTGTGACTTTATCACTTCTGGTCAATCTGTAGTTGATGGTGTTATTTTAGAAGAATATCGAACCACTATGGTAAAAGACCCTATGGAAAAACGTGGAGTTGATAATAATGTTTGGATATGGGAACAACCAAATTATACAAAAGATTATGTTGTGAGTGCAGATGTTAGTAGGGGGGATGCGACCGACTACTCAGCATTTCATGTTATGGAAGTAGAAGATTGTAAACAAGTAGCGGAATATAAAGGTAAGATTTCTACAAGGGATTATGGTAACTTACTCGTAAATATATCTAAGGAATATAATAACGCATTATTGGTAATTGAAAATGCCACAATTGGATGGGCAGCAATCCAACAAGTAATAGATAGAGAATATGAAAATTTATTTTATATGAGTAAAGATTTACAATATGTAGATACACAAAAACAAATGTCTAATAAAATTTATAGACAAGAAAAACAAATGATTCCTGGGTTTACAATGTCCACGAAAACAAGACCGTTAGTTATTTCTAAATTAGAAGAATTTTTTAGAGAAAAGTCAGTTAAAGTTTATTCCCAGAGATTAATTGATGAATTATTCGTATTTATATATAACGGAACTAAAGCCGAAGCAATGTCAGGATACAATGATGACTTAGTAATGTCATTTGGAATTGGATTATGGATACGAGAAACTGCATTAAGATTGAGAGCTGAGGGAATAGAATTACAAAAGAAAACTTTAACAGGGATGGATATGAATCCTGGTATTTATATAACAGAAGAAAACCCTGGCCAGGATGCCTGGCAATGGGATGTAGGAAATAGAAATAAAGAAAAAGAATCTTTAGAATGGTTAATTAATTAGAGGAAAGTATGGCAGATACATCAATAAGAGCTCGACTGTTTAGATTATTTTCTGGTAACGTTATAGTAAGAAACGTTGGTGGAAGAAGGTTAAAAGTAGCAGATACGAGTAAAATACAATATTTACCACAAAGACAGTTAGTGGATAGATATCAACGACTCTTTTCAACAGGAAAAGGGTTATCTGGATATTCAGATACTGCAATGGTGCGCTCAATGCGGTTAGGGTTATTTAGAGATTATGAATCAATGGATAGTGATTCCATTATATCATCAGCACTGGATGTATATTCAGATGAATCAACAATGAAAAGTGAATATGGTGATGTTTTAACAATTAATAGTGATAATGACCAGATAAAACAAATATTACACAACTTATTTTACGACATATTAAATATAGAGTTTAACTTGTGGTCTTGGGTTCGTAATATGTGTAAGTATGGTGATTTCTTTTTACATTTAGAAATAGATGAAAAATATGGAGTTAAAAATGTAGTTCCTTTATCAAGTTATGATGTTGTGAGATTAGAAGGAATTGATCCAGACAATCCAGAATATGTTAAATTCGTATTAGAATCGGCAGATCCAAATCAGACAAAATTAAGTCATACTCAACAAGAATTTGAAAATTTCGAAATTGCCCATTTTAGGTTATTGGGTGATTCAAATTATTTACCATATGGTAAGGCTATGGTTGAGGGCGGTAGAAAGACTTGGAAACAATTATCTCTTATGGAAGACGCGATGTTAATTCATAGAATTATGAGAGCTCCTGAAAAAAGAGTATTTAAAATTGATATTGGTAATATTCCACCAAATGAAGTTGATAATTATATGCAACAAATTATCAATAAAATGAAAAAGGCACCCGTAGTAGAAAAAGAATCTGGTGATTATAATTTAAAATATAATATGCAGAACATAACAGAAGATTTCTTTGTACCTGTTCGTGGTGGAGATAGTGGAACACAAATAGATTCATTACCTGGATTAACATATGAAGCGGTAGAAGATATTGAATATTTGAGAAACAAGTTAATGGCAGCATTAAAGATACCAAAAGCATTTCTTGGATATGAAGAACAAGTTGGTTCAAAGGCAACCTTAGCGGCAGAAGATGTGAGGTTTGCAAGAACGATTGAAAGAATACAAAGAATTATTATTAGTGAATTAACAAAGATTGCTATTGTACATTTATACGTACAAGGATATACAGACGCAGATTTAGTTAATTTCGATTTGGGATTAACAAACCCATCCACGATATATGAACAAGAAAAGATTGAGTTGTGGACGAGTAAAACTTCACTGGCATCTTCAATGTTACAAGATGGTATAGTTTCTACAGAGTGGATTTATAGAAACATATTTAAATTTACTGAAGATGAGATTAAACACGAAGATGAACAAATTGTTTTCGATTTTAAACAAAAATTTAGAAGAGCTCAGATAGAATCTGAAGGAAACGATCCAGCAAAATCTGGCGAATCACAAGGAACACCAAGTGATTTAGCTATGGGTAGAACTGGACACGAATTAGAAGATGAAGGTGGAGCTCCAGAAGGCGGACAGCCAGGAGCTGGGAGACCTAAAGAAGGCCCCCATTATGGAAAAGATGGTAGTGCAAGAGGAAGAGACCCATTAGGAAAACACGATAAAAGAAAAGGTGGGAGTGGAGCACCTAAATATGGTAAATCATTAGCTTTAGCCCACGTCGATAAACTAAAGGGAACATTAATTAAACCTCATACAAAGATATTAACTGAGTCTGAGGAAGTAAAAAAGGAATATGATAAGGAAATAAATTCTAAATCGTAATATATATAAATTTTAGAAGTTTAATATTTATAGTAGAAGGAATTTAATTATCATTGGAGTGATATATGTCTAAAAAGTTAAAGCACAGTAAAATTAAAAATACTGGTGTGTTATTTGAAGTTTTGACTCGACAAATAACATCAGATATACTGAGCAACAAAGAATCAAAATCTGTAAATTTAGTCAAAAAGTATTTTAATAAAAATACTGCATTGGGAAAAGAATTAGAATTATATAAAATCTTAACAAAAGAACGATATAATTCTGAAGAACGTGCAAACAGATTAGTAGATGCTGTTTTGAAAGAACGGGCACAAATTACAAATGCTTCTCTTAGAAGGGAAAAATACAATTTAATTAAGGAAATTAAGGAAGATTACGATGTAAAAAAATTATTTACCTCAAAAATTCCTAATTTTAAACAATTGGCGTCAATTTGGAAACTATTTTCTATTGAATCTTCGATGGAAAGTTATAGTCCAAAAGAAGAAGTTGATTCAAGATATACGATAGTTGAAAATTTAATTTCCTCTAATCCTAATAAAAAGATTAGTAAATCTCCCGTAACTAATGAAGATAAAGATGTTAGATTACTTGCTTATCAGTTGATGGTAGAAAAGTTTAATAAGAAGTATTCGAAGTTATCAACTGAACAAAAAGAAGTATTGAGGAAATATATTAATAATGTTTCTAATGCTACTTCATTAAGAGAATTTGTACAAGTAGAAGTGGGTAAAATAAAAAGCTATTTGAAGAAACTTGTACCTGCTATAGATGATGATATTACAAAAATCAAGTTAACAGAAGCGATTAACTTTGCAGATACTATTAATGAAAATAAAGATACAGAGAAAAAATTAACAACTTTAATGAGATATTATGATTTGATAACGGAGTTAGAGGATGTTTCCAGCCGAAATTAAGTTAAGAGAATATATTAGAACATTTGTACGAGAGTTATTGAGTACTAATGAGATTACTCAAACGGGGGATATTGCAGGATATAATACACCGTTTGCATTTAGTTCTAAGAAAAAGAAAGATAAGGATAAGGAAGAAGAAGTGGCTACTAATTCAACTGGATATGAAGTTGTTAAAGAAGGTAGATAT